GTTCCTTACGCAAAAATAGTTCAACAACGTTATCGCCGTTTTCGTATCTACGATGAACCAACACCTATTTTTGATAAACACCAAATATCTCCAGGAACACCTTACATGAAAGAACTTCATCAAGCAATAAAATCTAAATTTCCAAATGCTATCATCTCTTCCACAGATGAACCAGGTGAAGGAGAACATAAACTATTCGAATGGATGAAAACTTTGAAACCAGATGAAATTAAGGAAACATGTGTATACGGACTTGATGCTGATTTAATTCTTTTATGTTTGTCTCAATTGAATATGTTTACTCGTCTTTATCTTCTTCGTGAAAATCAGTCATTTGATTCAAAAGTAGAAGGATACTCTATTTTATCAATAAACTCATTACAGGGAGTTATACCAATTCCTATTCCTCAGTATATTGCCTTATGTGTTCTTTGTTTTGGAAATGACTTTATGCCTGCGATCGGTATGTTTTCTCTACGTGAAAAAGGACACGAACGAGCAATGGAATATTATCAAAAAGCGGGGAATCCAAACTTATTAACTCCAAAGGGTCGTTACAAGTTTTTAAAAACAGCAGGTATGGATGAATTTAATTATTACAAGGAGGCAATCAAAAATAGATGTAGACCTGCTGAATCTGCAATCATGTCTCCTGATGGTAAATTCTTTGAAGAACGATACAATTTACATCTCCTTGATGGAACTACAAATATTGAATATGTAGTTCAATCTTTCTGGAAAAACTTTAATTGGACTCTCTACTACTTTACAGAAAACAAGTGTTTAGATTGGAACTGGGTATATCCTTATTCCGAAGCACCTTTAATATCTCAAATAATACGATATCACGAACAACCTGTAGTCTGGAAACCAGAAACTCCAAAGTTTACAGTTACCAAACAACTTCAATTCATTCTTCCACAAGAATCCTTACATCGTGCTAAAAAACGAGCAATGTATCCCGATGAAAAGTATGATGAATCAAAAGATAATCGTATGCCTTGGATGCGTAAATTTGAATGGGAATGCGAACCTCGTATTTCGCTTCCTAGCGAAGACTTGACCTCCCTCCGATCTTTCCAATTTTAAGTGAAAAACCTCCTGCTGTTGGCATAGAAATTTTAGGAATAACCGCAGAACCAGAAGCAATCATAGAAGAACGCTCGGGAATAGGTGATACATTTATATCAGGATACTTTGATTGAATATCTGACCATGTAAATGATCGTTTAGACCAGTATTCGTCTTCAATAACATTGAGTTCTTTTAATCTTGGAGCATTTGAAATACCTGTTAATGTCATGTTTCTCATCCAGTCAGTACGAATATATACAAGGTACTGTTGACGACGTGCAGTACCTGTTACTGTATCTGGAATTATAGATTGAAGTTCTGCTATACTTTCATCCAATGTATAAACCTTTTTGTTAGTTCTCTTGTTCACTGTATTGTGGGCACGAAATACAAACTCACAAACAGTTTTACGGGAGTTTTTCCAGTTAGGAAACATTTGAGTATACAATGCCTGCATATCTGTGAAATGTTGAAGACATGATGGACATAAAATTGTGCTTGTAAAAGAAGCAAGAAACCGATTTAGTAGTTCCAGTTCGTACTGGGACGGTAAATCGGGGTAAAGTGCTGCTATTGTATGTAACGTGGCCCAACCAAGCGGACCCCACGCTTTCGTCATTATATTAAGTTTTCAAGAAAGTAATCCAGCTCCGACCGAATCAGAATATAAAACGCGAAGAACGGTAGGTGGTATGTTCTTCTTGTCTGCTGAAATAATTTTCTTCTCAATCAATTTTTTACGAATAGTTGCTATATCTGTCTTGGCAGCTTTTGCTTTGGCAGTTTTACGTGCTTTTTCTATTCCTTTTTCAGTCATTAACTTGACTGAACGCTTACGAGTCATAGGAGGTGCTTTGGATGGATTCTTAGCAGGAGTAATCTTGGCAGTTCTACGCAAAATACCTTTTGGAAAGGTTTTGGTTGAACGACGAACGCGTTTTCCTCCAAATCCAGGACCACTTGGCATTCCTACGGGTGGTGTAAAAGTGGCAATAGGATACACTCTTGCATCAGGATTCTTACCATTAAATGCAGGATCACTACCTTCTTTAATAATTGTGTATTTTGCTCCGGCGTCAGCAGCAGGCATACTCTTACTAAAAACGGATAAAAACTTACGGCGAGGACGCACTATCAATAACACGAGATGGAAGCAGTTCGAGCATATTTTAAGAATGGCGTATCACGATTTTCTGAATCACAAATTGAACCGTATGAAGATTTCTTACGCAATAAGATTCCTTTGATATTGCGTTCTACACCACCTATTGTAGTATGGCACGATCAGGACGAGACCACGAAAAAGTATAAATACGAATTTCGATTATCGTTTGATAATGTATCGTATTTGAAACCTCGTATTCAAGAGGCAACAGGTCGTTTGAAACAAATGCTCCCACACGAAGCGCGTATACGTAACTTCACATACGCAGCACAGATGTTTGTAGATATTAAGTTGAAAGTTCGTTCTTACTTTGGACCCAATTTAGCAGAGTTCAAAGAAGAATCAAAAACATTCGAAGGTATTTCTCTTGGAAAGATTCCTGTTATGTTAGGTTCATCTCTCTGCGTTTTGAAAGATTATCCTATGACACTTGATGAATTAGGTGAATGTACACAAGATCCATTTGGATACTTTATTATTCACGGCGGTGAACGTGTCATTCTCTCACAAGAGAAAGTAGCTGATAATCGTATTATGGTCTTCTTAAACAAAAAGAGCACAACTAAACACACACATTCGGTTGAAATGAAGTCATTACATGAAAGTTTTACCTTGCCTCCAAAGAAGTTAGAAATCCGTATATCTTCCAAGTTCAATGGTTTAGGATATCCTCTATCTGTATGTATTCCTCGCTTTCGTGAAGATATTCCTTTAATGGTATTCTTCCGTTGTCTTGGAATTGAAACAGATAAAGAAGTATATGAACTTCTCAATATTGAAGATACTGATTCATTGATGGCATCCTTTAAAGAATGTGCAGATATTGGAGTCTTTACACAAGAACAAGCAATTGAATACCTTTCTCGTCATCTTCAATATCCTCCAACTCACGACGATAAAACAGGTCATGTAAAAACATTATTGACAACTGAGTTTCTACCACATGTAGAATTAGCAGGTGAAACATTAGAACCTGAAGTATTAGTTGCTCGTAAAGCAAAAATATTGGTAAGTATGGTGAAGAAGTTATTGGATACAGCTGCAGGAAAAATAACATTAGATGATCGTGATGTGTATCCTAATAAACGAGTTGTAACTACTGGTTCTCTTCTGACTCATTTATTCCGTCAATTATTTCAAAAAGTTTGTAAAGATATTCGTTCTAAGTTCGTTCATGAAATCAATAACGATAACTGGAAACGTTCAGGAAAACCATTAGATGTTCTTGTTCTATCCAATCTTTACAAGATTATGAAAGTATCATCTATTGAAGGAAAATTAAAACAAGCATTAGCAACTGGAAACTTCACAGTTCAAGGATTAGGAACATCTAATTCTACATCCTTATCCAATGCTACTAAATCAGGTGTATCGCAAGTATTGAATCGTTTATCATACAATGCTACACTCTCACACATTCGTCGTATTCAAACACCTGTTGAAAAGTCAGGTAAGTTATTAGCACCTCGTAAATTGAACGGTTCTTCTTGGGGATTTGTATGTCCTGTAGAAACTCCAGAAGGTCATTCAGTTGGTATTGTGAAAACCATGAGTTTATTATCAACTATCTCTACACACGTTCCATCCTTTGTAATAACTAACTTTCTTCGTGAAATTCCAGATATTGACTGGGTCAAAAACGCACGAATGGAAGGACCTGTTGCAATCCTTGTAAACGGTGTAATTATAGCCTATACTTCAAATCCAAAAGAAGTTCACTCAAAATTAAAGAAAGCAAAACATACAGCACAAATACATCCACAAGTATCTATTGCTTGGAATGTCCTCCAAAACAGAATAATTATTGAAACAGACGCAGGACGATTAGTTAGACCTGTGTTACGGGTAGAAAACGGTAAGTTACTACCACAACCTCAACCATGTGCACCCTGGTCTGAATGGGTGACTTCATGTATGGAATATATTGATGCCAACGAATCGGAAGTATCACATATTGCAATGTTTCCTGGAGATGTAGATGCTACTTATACACACTGTGAAATTCATCCTCATATGATTCTTGGTCATATGGCATCTATCATTCCACTCTCAAATCATAATCAATCTCCTCGTAATGCCTATCAATCTGCTATGGCAAAGCAAGCAATGACTTTATACGCTACAAACTATCATCGTCGTCTTGATAAGAATGCTTATCTATTAGCATCTCCACAAAGACCAATTGTTGAAAATCAGATATCCAGTATCTTGAACATGCACAAGATGCCTAGTGGTTGTAATGCAATTGTAGCAATTGCTTGTTATGGTGGATACAATCAAGAAGATTCAGTTATTCTCAATCGCGGTTCTCTAAAACGAGGATTTATGCGTGGTTATTACTATACGGTCTACAAAGATGAAGAACATCGTAATGTAGCAAGTGGTCGTGAAGAACGATTCTCAAAACCACAACACGATAACACAAAAGGTTATAAAAATACTTCATATCATGCTTTACAAGACAATGGTATACCAATGAAGAATGCAGTCATTCAAGAAAATGATGTAGTCATCGGTAAAGTTGTAAACTTAAGAAACGATCCACACGGATACTTATATCGTGACTTGTCTACAACACACAAAAACTCAGAACCTGCTCGTATTGATGGAGTTTGGCAAGACAAAAACTCAGATGGTTATCCGTTCGTAAAAGTCCGTGTTATTTCAGAACGCGTTCCACAAATTGGTGATAAGTTTGCCTCTCGTTCGGGACAAAAAGGAACATGTGGTATGATTCTTGATGAATGTGATATGCCGTTTACCGCATCTGGATTACGACCAGATATCATTATGAATCCTCATGCTATTCCATCACGTATGACCATAGCACAATTATTAGAAACAATGTATAGTCGTGTAGGTGTAAATACAGGCAATTTAGGCGATGGAACTCCTTACTCACATCTCGGTATTGAAGATCTCAAACAACATATGAGAAATCTTGGAATGCATCCATACGGTAATGAAATCATGTATAACGGAATGACCGGAGAACAAATGGAAGTTGAAATATTTATTGGAACTACTCATTACCAACGATTGAAGCATATGGTAATTGATAAGGCACATTCACGCGGTCGTGGTCCTATTGTATCTCTCACTCGTCAACCTTGTGAAGGTCGTGCTCGTGATGGTGGTCTTCGTGTTGGTGAAATGGAACGTGATTGCTTCATTACTCACGGAGCATCTGCGTTCACCAAAGAACGATTGATGGATGTTTCAGATCCGTTCACAACAGGTATATGTTCTACTTGTGGTTCTCTCTCTACAATCAACGAGAAGGATAAACTCTATGAATGTAAATCATGCGGTTCAAAAGCAGGTCTTGAAAACAAGACTATTCCTTATGCTGTAAAGTTATGGTTACAAGAATTAGAGGCAATGCATATATCTCCAAGAATGATGCCTTCTAGCTAGAAAGTGTGTATAAATAATTTGTTCCTAAACTACTTAAATTTTGACCTACTACGTACATAGTATTTTGACTTGTAATTAAAGGTGTATTAAACACTTGAATAGGGTATGGAGGAGTAGCTATTTTTCCATTTAAAACAAGATTTGTTCTAGGAGTTTGTGTTGAACTTATAGTATAATATGCTTGATATTGGTTTAAAACTCCGTTTGTTCCAGAAGTATAAATAAAACCAGAAGAGTCTATAACCGGTGTATCATAATTACCTGGAATAGTTTCATTATTTGACCAAAAGTATTGGTAACCACTATTATTTGCGTTTGCGTAGACATTACCAAATGCATATAATTGTCCTGAATCAGTAATTACATGTGCCCATATATTTCCAACTGAATCAGTTGAAATGACAGGTGGACCTGCTGCCTGCATTCCTGAAAGAGTTATAGTAATATCATATGCTTGAACACGAACAGTTGAATTACTTAAAATAAAAATATTACTATCTCCTGGAACGGTAACTCCTATATAGTTAGCACCTACATATGGTGTAAAAGGTGATATTCCTTTTGTTGGTATAGAGTATATCCAATTTAAGTTCCCTGTTTCTGCGGTGTAACAATATAATTTACTATTATTTGTTGCTGCAAATACGTTTATACCATCTGTAGCAACTGAAGTTTCAAAAAGTTCTCCATTTGTTTGTGTTTTATTTGTCCACACAGTTCCAGCATTAGAAGACTTAAATGCACCCATAGTGTTTCCGTATGCTGCTATAATATAATCAAATGCATTATTAGTTATACAAACAGGTGAACCTCCAACTTGCTGTCCTAAAACAATTGGATAAAATTGATAAACAGAAGCATTTGAATCTAAACGATAAATATTACCGTAATCACTTGTTACAACAATTGTTCCGGTTGTAGAAACTACTGGTCCTGCTAATTTGTTTGATTGACCTGTATTGAATATCCATGAAACTCTGTTATTATAAAGTTTTGATAAAACACCGTTTTCAGCCATATAATAAACTTCTCCAAGCGGTCCAAGAGCAGGTTGAACTTCAGCGTTTAAAGCAGAAAATGTTAGAGATGTAGTTGTTAATACATTTGAAACTACCGAAATAGAATTACGATAACCGGTTGTTATAAAATGATCATTAAATTGACGTGTTGGAATAGTTATTGGATATGTAGGAGGTGTAGGTTGTGGAGGATATACTGGAGGAGGAGTAGGTAAACAGTAAAATGGTGTTACTGGACAATTTACAACAGGTGGAGGACAACAAAGAACAAATTTACTTAAGTTAATTGGTTTTTTAGAATTAGTAAGACCCCAACCAAAACGCAAACGAGGATTAAATGGTTCTACGATACTTTTACATGTATTTGTAGGATAAGGTTGTAAAATAGGAATTTGTTGACGAGGTGGTGGAGGTTGATAACCATTTCGTTCAAGTAAACTAAAAGTTACTTTATAAAGTGTACTATTTCCAAATGCATTTGAAGCAGATAAATAAATGTCTCCAAATTGATCAGAAGATACTGCATTTGTTCCACTTAATGTAAACATCTGTGGATTTGTAGTAGGAACATAAGAACTCATACCGTTTCCTGCAACACGTAAAATAGTACCAAGATAATCATTAATTACATGAACTCCATCGTTTTCAGTATAAAATACATTATTTTCTGAAGTAGCAACATTACTTATTTTTGAAGAAACACCAACTGTAGTTAATAAAACAAAATTAGGTTGATTTGATAAAAAATCATAATAGTAAATTGAACCAAAACCTGAATCTATAGCATAAACTCTCTGTTCGTTTGGAGATAAAGTTATACCTTTAAAGTTAAGTGCAGGTCCTTGATTTAGAAACAAAAGATTTACAAATGAGTTTCCATAATTTTGCATTGTAGAAATAGATGTTCCATTTCCAGTTACTAAGTATACACTTCCCTGAGAATCTACAGTTATGTTTCCAGTATTATCCCCGAATTTATAAATATCACTATCTACTGGAACTGATAGGCTGTATGGAGCTCCTATAATAGGAATAGATGCTAATGAAATACGTAAACAATGGTTATCAAATGGAGCGTTCACGAATAAATATTTTCCATTTCGATCAACTGTTAAACCTGTAATTTCTCCTGAAAGTGTTCCTGTAAACCCTGTAGGAATAATTCTATGCATGGAAGTCACATCTGTATATTCATTATACATGTATATATGACCGTTTGAAGTTCCAACAAATACAATGTTGTAATTACTTCCTATGTTATTGTATGGAGAAGGAGCAACTGCTAAGGAAGAAATTTTATCCGTATACGTGTATGCCCCTATATTAGAAATAAGGCTCATTATAATGAAAGTGGGTATTATTCTACCAACTACATCCCACAAAAGAGATTGGAAGTATCCTAGAAACTCCTATTTTCTGCCTATGTTGGCAACATTTGTAGAAACAATGTCTCATAATCATACTTACGTTTTTTATGTAGGCTACGATAGTGATGATGCTTTTTATACACGAAAAGATGTTCAAGATTTCTTCAAACGAGTGTTCTCTGATATTCACTGGATTCCTCTTGACTTTCCAAAAGGTCATGTAACATTAATGTGGAATGAACTTGCTACAACAGCATACAATGATGGTTGTGATTACATATACCAATGTGGAGACGATATAAAGTTTTTGAAAACAGGATGGGTAGATGCATCTATTAAAATGTTGGCAGCAAATGGAAATATAGGTATTGTAGGACCACAGAATGATGGAAATGTAAATATTTTAACACAAGTTATGACTCATCGCACACACATGGATATATTTGAAGGAAAGTTCTTTCCACCAGAAATCAAGAATTGGTATTGCGATGACTGGATAAATGAAGTATATCCTCGTTTAAGACTTCCACCTGAATACAGATGTTGTAACACAGGTGGAGATCCAAGATACGAAATAGTAGAAATGCGTAAAGAATGCTCAGAACTTGTAAGAAAAGGCAGAGAGAGGGTAAGAATGTACATACAACAAAGAAATAGTGTCGTGAATAATAGCACCCCAGTAAGCAGCGTATAAGTTAGTTCCGAAACCAAATAACATCGTTAAAATTAAGACAATAGATCGTAAAAAAGTATTGATAAGAACATTACCCGTAGGGAACAAGAAAGGGTCCATATTTTATGAACGGAGAAAATATTTTCTTAACTTCGAACGAGGGCGTTTTTTTATCTCTCGCCGCGTGAGTGGATTAGAAAAAAATAATCTTGATATGGAACATAAACACAAATGGGAGGTGGTTTAATGCAGCTCGTCAGCTACGGTGCTCAGGATATTTATATCTCTGGTAATCCACAGATTACCTTCTGGAAGGTTCTCTACAAACGTCACACTAACTTTGCAATGGAAGCCATTGAAGTTACATTCAACGGTCAAGCCGACTTTGGTCGTCGTGTCACTGCCGTCATTAGTCGTAATGCCGATTTAATGTACCGCACATACATCCAAGTTACTCTCCCACAGATTAACTTAAACACTGCTGGTTCTCAAGGAACTCGTTTCCGTTGGCTCAACTATGTTGGTCACCGTTTAATCAAACAGGTTGAAATTGAAATTGGTGGTTCTCGTATTGACCGTCAATATGGTGACTGGATGCAAATCTGGACCCAGCTCACTCAACCAGTAGGTACCCAAGTATCATTCGATGATATGGTCGGTAACTCCGCTGATCTCGTCTTACTCAAGGATACTGCAGGTATTGCATTAGATGCAACATGTGCTGCTTCTGAAGCCACCAACTCATGCTTATCTCGTGCTGGTACACCACTCAAGACTCTCTACATTCCTCTCCAATTCTGGTACTGCCGCAATCCTGGTTTAGCAATTCCTTTAATTGCTCTCCAATACCACGAAGTCCGTATCAACGTTGAATTCGAACAGAACTACAACTGTTGTTATGCAGATGTCCAAGTTGGTGACTTCTCTGTTATGCCAACATACCCATCAACCATCCAGCTCGGTAATGGTGTAACTGCTGTCTCCCAACTCCAATTAGTTGCTGCCTCCCTCTACATTGATTACGTCTACCTCGATACTGAAGAACGTCGTCGTTTCGCCCAGCAATCACACGAATACCTCATTGATCAACTCCAATTCACTGGTGATGAAACCGTCACTGCATCTTCCAACAAGATCCAGATGAACTTCAACCACCCTGTAAAAGAATTAGTATGGATTGTTCAACGTGATTCCTTCGTTGACTGCAATGCTCCACCAACCCCATGGATCATGGAAGCCCTCGGTCAACAGCCATTCAACTACTCTGATGACTGGACCACTGAAGGTATTGTAACAGCCGTTCTCGGTCGTGGTGCATTAGCCACAACAACTGCCAATGCAGGTGTAACACAATCTGTACCAACCTTCTCTGCCTCTGCTGGTTCTGGTGCTGGTGTTCCAGGTTTTGCATACGCCCAATCCCAAATTGGTGGTCTTGGTGTCGCAGTTGGTTCTGGTCTCACAACTGGTTCTGGTATCTACAACACTGATGGTTCTGCTGGTGATGACAACTTCTTCGAAGGTACTACCAACTACTTACTCGCCAAGGTCATTCTTGCCTCCAACGTCAAATGTGAAGGTAAGAATCCAGTCGAAGTCGCCAAGGTCCAACTCAACGGACAAGATCGTTTCGACGAACGCGAAGGTCGTTATTTCGACAAGGTACAACCATGGCAACACCACACTCGTACACCTTCTGTCGGTATTAACGTCTACTCTTTTGCCTTGAAACCAGAAGAACATCAACCATCCGGAACATGTAACTTCTCTCGTATCGATAAGGCCACACTCAACCTTACCCTCTCCGTTAACACTGTACAACAACAGCGCACTGCCAAGGTCCGCATCTACGCAGTCAACTACAACGTTCTCCGTGTTATGTCCGGTATGGGTGGTCTTGCCTACTCCAACTAAAGTGGCAAGTATGTATATATTTGCTTGGTTTTTGAGTTTTAATGTCTAAAAATTAAAAAATAAATAAAAAGTAGTCCAATAGGGCTCAATACATTACGCAATTACGTGCTGTATTGAACTACTATATAAATGATGATAAGGAAAGAAGATATTATAACAACTGATGCTTATCTACAAGCATTTTCAAATAATTATTTTAAAATAGATGTACTTATTTCTCGTGTTCCTATTTACTGGAGAGGAAAGTTACATTATTCTCCAACTCCTCATAGTAAACTTTTAATTACAGGACATGGAGATCTAGGGGTTACAAAAGAATTATTTAGTATTTATTCTCCAAGTGTATGGTGGACTGTTAATAAAGAGTTTGATGATAATCGTATTCATTCTTTACCGCTTGGAATTACAAATAATTGCAATGATACACATATTCATCCAATATACGGAAATCTAGATATTATGGTAGATGTTATGAACACGCCTCGGAATATTAAAAACAAAGTTTATATGAACTTTAATGTGTCTACGTATCCAAACGAACGTCAATCTGTATACAATTATTTTAAAAATATGAAATGGGTCACGGAAGGACAGATTGTAAATACTCTTGAAGGACGAAAGACTTTTCTTCAAGATATACGTAATCATGAATTTGTTTTATGTCCACGAGGAGGAGGTATTGATACACATCGTATGTGGGAAACTCTTTATATGGGAAGTATTCCAATTGTAAAACGTCATATAGCTATGAATGACTTTTCAGATCTTCCTATATGTTGGATTAATGATTGGTCAGAGGTAACTCCTGAGTTTTTAGATTCTGAACTAAAAAGAATACAATCTGGAATATTCAATATGGAAAAATTAAAGATTGGTTATTGGATTAAGTCAATACAAGATAGTATAAAATAGATTTAAACATAATTATACTTGAAGTATAGAATGCGTATTACTACAGTGCTTACAGCAGTAAATAATAATCCTGAATATACACGATTTATACCAATTTTCATTTATATGTGGAAAAAGTTTTATCCTCAGATAAATGTACGTATAATTTATATTGGAAATGATCTACCTATAAGTTTACATACTTTTTCAGATAATATTATAGTATTTCCACCTATTGAAGGTGTTTCAACAGTATACACTGCTCAAACTATTCGAATATTATACCCTGCTCTTTTAGATGAAAATGAAACAACTGTTATTACTGATATGGACATGCTTCCAGCAAATAAAACCTATTTTTCTTCGTTAATAAACGAAATACCATCAAATACATTTCTTATGTTTCGTGATTTACGTTGTGTATCTCCAGATCAAATTCCAATATGTTATAATGCTGCATCTACATCTATATGGAAAAAGGTATTTGGAATAAATAGTATAAATGATATTCGTAGTTTCTTGAGAGAAAAATATGATCTGCAAACAGACGGTATACATGGAGGTCATGGATGGTATACAGATCAAGTTCTTCTAAGAAAACATGTATTTTCAAGTGGAGTTTCTTTATTAACACTTAACGATAATGGGTACAAACGTCTTGATATTTATGATCATAGATATAACATACCTTTATTTATTGAAAAATTAAAGACAATGTCATATTCAGATGCTCATCTTTATTCACATGAATGTCCATGGTCTCTTCATGAATTAGATATTATTTGCAAATATATGAACTAGAAATATAATTATTTTAACAAGGGTTTATCATAAATATAAATGAATACATCATTTATATCAGGAGCATACTATCAAGAAAAATGCAAATGGAATCTTGATAATCGTTATCCTATTAGAAAATGGAGAACTCCTTTTGAACTTACTACAGGAGATACGGTGTTTCTTAAAGTAAGTGATATATCTCATTTTTTAGGAATGCGTATAACAAAAAAGGTATCATTAGTTGTTCATAATAGTGATGAGTCATTTACCGAACAACTATACAAACTAGTAGAACCATATGTAACTAATGTATCTGCTGTAAATTGTGTAACACCTCTCGCAAAACAACTTCCACTTGGTTTACGCGATCATCAATATGCTAGTCATCATGTTTTACGAGCAGTAATGAATGAACCACAACCTGAAAGAACAATACTCTGTCTAGTCAATTTTCTCATAGATACAAATCGTCCTGAGAGAGAAGCAGTCTATAATGAATTCAAAGATCATCCATTATGTACTGTTCAACATGAGTATATGCATTATCCACTTGGTAAATCTCTAAACTTTGGAGATCCAGAAACACAGCAACGTCGTTTTAACTTTTATCGTGATCTAAAACGTAGTAAATATATTTTATGTCCAGCAGGAACGGGTATAGATACACATCGTGTATATGAAGCAATTTTACTAGGAGCTATACCTATTGTTCGTTCATCTCCACTTGATCCTCTTTACTCTACTATGCCTATTCGTATCGTAAAAGAATGGAAAGATGTTAAAGATATTTTAAGTTCTGAACATAAATGAATGTTTTCTCTTTTACACTTTATGGTTCAAATCCAAAGTATACAAAAGGTATGATAGAAAACGTAAATATTATACAGAAAAAGTTTCCAACTTGGTATGTTTATATTTATTATTTTGATATTCCCATGTGGGTAGAAACAGTTCTTCGAAGATATTCAAATGTTAAAATGATTCATGCAGAGTTTCATGATATACGGGCAAGAATGGAACGCTATTATCCAATTGATAATCCAGATGTAAGCATTATGATTGTTCGTGATTCCGATAGTCGAATACATGATCGTGATGAATGGTGTATTCGTCAATTTTTAGAATCAGATAAAGTTCTTCATATGATTCGTGATCATCCTCATCATGATTGGAAAATTATGAGTGGATTATGGGGAATAAAGAAGGAAGGTGTTCCGTTTAATTTTCGTTCAAAAGTTCATGAATATTTAAGAAATAATTCTATTAAATGGTGTTCAGATATGGATTTTCTTGGAGATACTGTATATCCTATTTTATCAAGTAAATCTTTAGTTCACGGTATGATTCGTATGAGTAATGAGGAAACTTTAATTGAAATACCATTTCCAGTTGTTAACCATGATTTCTGTGGACAAGTTATGGACTATCCTGATGGATCCGATGTCCCTCGTCATATATACCTAGATCGCTAGGAGGACACATGACTGTATTCTTATCATGATTAATACGTTTATACTGTTCAAAATAAGATTCATCTTTGTGATGATGATAAATTGGAATTTGTTTACATGGATTTTTGAGTGTATAACCTGCAATTGTAAACTCAAACATCAAAACATTTTCTGCACCAAAAAGGTTTTGTTTAAAGTTAAGTCTTGGATAATTAATTCTGGTTAATGGAAGTCTTGTAATAAACGCATCATGTGAACCTCCATAGTTTTCGATTTGATAACTATCAGAACGCCCATCAAATACATTATGACGAGTAAGAGCAAGTAAAACCATATTATTAACCCTGTTAAAAATAGAAGGATTAAAAGATCCAATTTCTATATCTGTATTGCAAATGCATATAACTTTCCCATGTTCTATATTATTATTAGCATACTCAAACATCATACCATAAGTAGGTTGATGAGGAACTACATAATATTTAGATTGTGGAAATAAGACTTTAAAATATGTTTCATCCTCTTTAGTTCCTAAAAGATGAACTGTATTTATATTTGGATTACTAAAATGTGTTCCTACACAATACTCTATTTCTTTTTGTCTCTGTTGTTTACGAGGACAACTTTCTAAGTTTTTA